ACCGACTCAACCAAGGGTTCCTCAAAGGAGGGGCAGCCAGGGTGAGTGGAGACGCGTAAACGCGTCACACCATTAAAAACTTGAATTCTCAGCGCGTAGCTTCAACGAAAGAAGTCAACGAAACCTAGTAGCTGGTTCATCTGTCTGATTACCAATCAGAACAGGGCCAGTTGTGGGACCATGTCACAACTGTAAGTGATGTAGTTAGTTGGGGGGGGTAGAGTAAGCAGCTCCGGACCGATGTTCTTCATCGCAATCTGGGCCGCCAGGAACAAACGTTCCCACACGCGCATGTTAGTCTCGAGGCTCGGTGTTCGCATTGTTTTCAAGTGCCAGTAAGGCACCTCTGACATGCGTCCCCGTTGTCCCGCTTCATCGGTCGTCGCTCGACGAACCGGAGCAGGTTGACCGCCGACATGCTCGCGTGTGATAATGTGTGCGTAAAGGTTACGCAACTTTTCGCTTCTCTGAAGCAACCCGGCGACAACAATCGCCAGCCGTGAGGGTACGCTGTCTCTGAGGTTCGGTAAACCGAACCCACCAGCGTCGACGGGTAGGAACCAAGAACGACCCCGGAACCGGTCCAAGACCGGTCGGCGTCGCTCAATGAACTTTCCCATCAAAAACTCCGCAACCGCGGGCGTCTGCAGCTCCACAAGTTCGTGGGCCTGCTGGCCGAGCGGTGTCGGATCATCGAACTTCGTTGTTCGATTATCCGCGCAGTAGAAATCCTTCATCTGCTTCGTCACTGTCACTACACGTGTAATACCGTACGTCAGGTTCAAACGTGCGACCGGCTGGAACCGCCAATCATAGGTTCCAATACGTGTAAATAACTGTGAGTTAATCACGCAAAAGCGATCAGAATCGTAGGTCTTTCCGACCGAAGACTCCAATCCGACGAGGCGTGCCTCCCTCTCCCAAATCTTTGAAAACCCAGGAATGAGTTCGGTATGCATGGCCAGTAGGTCATCACCATTCACTAGGAACGGCAGCGACTTCCAGCTCGCGCGTCGGCCAAGCCATTTGCGGTAGCTTGAGACGGTGATCACCGCGTTCGCAATCGAAAGAATGATGAACGAAATCGGGGATCCCATCAGCTGACCGCGCACCTGTTGTGCGGGCTTGTCGCCACCCGACCACGAAAGAACGTGTCGAGTTAGCGTGTTGAGTAGCGTTGAGTGTGTCTCAGGGGGAATGTTGCAACTACGCACGATCTCATCCAGAATCATTTCTGATAAAGGACTCAAAAGGTTGTCGGTCGCAGCGGAATAATCACCTGATAGCGCGGCTTCGAACTGATTGGCGGCTGCTGCCTTACCGAGATGACCGACAGTCTCCTCGATGGGCGCGCCACCGCACAGTGCGAACGGGTTCCTCCACTCATGGTCGAGCCAAGCTCGCCGTAAGCGTGGACCTAGGTTCCTTTCGAACTGCCGTGCCACTAGTTGGTTCTCCTCATCTCCCTTCGTTATAACTCTCACCTTAAACGGCTCATAGACCGCCACGGGCTCCGCCCTGCACTGTGGCAGGGGAGTTAATAACAACTTCTTCACGTACTCAACGTAGCGGTCGTAGACTGCTTCGTTGTAGTATTGCGGCTTGATCGTTGCCCCGAATCCCGTATAGCCGAGTAGGCTGGGACTGCTGAGGTGATCACAAATCGTGACGAGCTTGTCTCGCACGAATCCCACGCAGCCGTCCTGAAGACGGTTGTAGGTAAAGTGTCCGCGTGTAGAAGGAGCGTAAACCTTCCATTTCCAAAACGAAGGGAACCGGAGATCAGCCACGATTTCTCGGGCAATCACACGCAGTTCACATTCGTTCTTCTCTTCCATTAAGAGTTCCGGTATCGGAACGGCAGTCGTTAGACTTGCAACTGTCTTCGCGATCGTCGCGTCGCCGTCGATTTCATCGTACGGTAACGCACAGCGTTTAACCTGTTGCATCAGCGTGTAGCTGAGCCAAAGCCTCCTTCTCCAGTCGTTTGACGATTGTCCAAACTCCTTCGATCGGCCCAAGAAACGCGTCTGTGACGCGCGCCAAGGACCCCCGAGGAGAAAAGTCGGATTTTCGTCCTCCGGAAAGCCCTCCGGGCGATCCGGGTACGCCTGATGCGCCGTGTGTGAAAACACGTACGCACAAATGTACTTGAGAAACTTCTCCATTTTCCCACAATGCGCTAGGTGACACCATTTACGGACGAAAGTGTCCTTGTCACCCTCCCGCGCATCCAACCATCCAAACCCACGGGCGCGAGCGATCTCTCCGATCGACTCTAGCACCTCCAAGATTCGGACCGCTTTCGCGTGACAATCGGGACGTTTGTCCTTACTATCACGAGTCAGCGCTATCCATCTGGGATTAAGCCCTTCACCAGCCAGGCCCTCACAATTCAAACATTGTAGTGTC